TTTTAGTGTAATCTTACCAACCTGCTTTGCTCGGCGGTCGCCACGTGCTTGTCCGCGACAAAGTAATGGTGGACTCACAGCACAGCCGTATGTACCCTGTCCGATGACTGCGCCTCCTCGAAGCATTCTAGACTTCACACAGAAAGGAACGTCTGCTTTTCTTCTCCGCAAATAAGAACTCACGGTAGATGTCGCAGACACTCCTTTTCATAGGAACGGCCCTGCTTCTTACAGTCCTTCTTATTGAAATTTTTCGCCCTCGATTTATCTCCGAGGGATTTGAATCAGTTATATCATTTGATACCTCCTATTTTGCCACCCTGGCTCCTAAACGAGGCGATGTTGGACCAAGTTCTGAAGAGGGTGGATATCTTCGCGATAGTCGCTATTTTAGTGGATATGCCTCAGTGCAACGCCTTGGTGTTAAAAATGACTTTTGTCGGATGGTTCAATCAAAGGGATCTCCTAATGTGATCTTCTTCGCCTGTGCGCTTGCGGGAACAGAGAATCTCTCCTCTGTAGAATTTCGTTCGTCCACGACCAAAGATGGATTCAAACTGAGTCGGGATGATTATATGCGAGATGTCGATAACGATGGTCGTGACGACTATTGTCGTATTTTGAAGGCAAAAGATGGCTCGTATCAGCCCCTCTGTAATCGTGCGACGGATACTGGATTTGATGACCGCCTCGTACTTGATTCTGAGCCACCCGATGATATTAAGATGTTAAATACTTTCTACGATGGGTGTGTATTCTGGTATCGCTTCCGCGATGATATGGTTGATTATGTGAATAATACACAACTCTTAACGGCAGGTGCCATTAAAATAGACGAGAAGCCGCGGCCCGAAGTGACAAAAGGCCTTAACTTCAATGGAATTGACCAGTTCCTACGACTCGGTGATAGTCCTGACCTCGATATGGGCTATATTGTACCGCTGCGAAGCCTCCGTGCACTCTGTTTCTGGGTCTACTTTGACCAATTCACAAACAATGCGCATATACTGGATTTCGGAAATGGAGCAGGGAATGATAATGTCTATGTGGGCATTATTGGACGTGGCGATGCTCCTGTGAGCGCAGATGAAATCCGCCCAACGGATGAAGAGCAGAGCACAGTCCCTACAGGAAATACAGGACAGCAGAAGGTTCCGGAAGTTACACCACAAGAATTAATGAAAACCAGTTCGGCCAATGTCGATGAGTATACATCTACGGGATTTGAAATGTTTCCGCGGAAACTTCCTCCGAGCCGTGTTGTACCCTTTCAACCGAAGATGGGAAAACCGAACATGGCGACTCTGATATATGAAGTGTGGGACAAGAAACAGCGCAAAATGCGGATTAAGATTAATTCAGTGATTCCATTGGCAAAATGGACTCATGTTGCCATTACGGCAGTAGATATGGATTCTTCCCGACCGAGTATTAAGGTATATATCAATGGCGAAGATGTCTATACAAAAGTCTCTGGATTTCTACCGCAAGCCTCGACGACCACAAATAACTACATTGGCAAAAGCAACTGGATGAGTGCTACGAGCGAATATGAAAACAAAGATGATTTTTTCAAAGGCTCAGTGTTTGATGTACGTGGCTATAAAACACCAATGAGCGCTAAGAAAATAAGTGATAGTGTTACATGGGGAAAAAAACTCTTGGGTATTAAATAGAATGGGGCTAACAAACTCAAAGCCCGAGGCAGGCAGCACAGATGGAGGGCTGGAGGGGCTAAATAATACTGGAATTGGTGCTGTGAACAGTCTCCAGAAGAATATTGAGAATGTAAAGAAACAGATTGGAGAGTTGCGTACAAATGTAAATGCGATGAAGGCATCGTCTGGAAATCATCCTGCGGTGAATGCTGCAAATCATGCGGCGTCTGCTGCAGAGAATGCTGTAAATGCCGCGGAGAAGCTTAATAACGCCAACAAGGGCAATACTAATGGCAATAAGGGTAATACTAATGGCAATAAGAGCAATAATAACGCCAATAAGGGTAATAATAACGCCAATAAGGGTAATAATAACGCCAATAAGGGTAATAATAACGCCAATAAGGGTGCCAATAATGCGGCGAACGCCGCAACTAATGCTGCTAATGCGGCAGTAGAGGCTGCCAACGCAGCAAATGAAGCAACTACTGAACCAAATGGAAATGCTGCTGCAACTGTAGCAGCCAATGCCGCTACGGTTGCTGCTAATGCTTCTACAGTTGCAGCCAACGCCGCTGCTGCTAATGCGGCCCCTGGAACAAATGCAAATACCGCTGCGGCAAATGCAGCGGCAGAGACGGCAACAGCTGCTGCAACAGAGGCTGCTACCAATGTAGCAAATGTTGTGCCTGCTGAACCCCCTATAAATGCTAACAAACAGGCAGGAGGTCGCCGCAAGTCGCGCAAGAATCGTAAGAATCGCAACCGCAAGCAGTAGAAACCCTGCAAGTCTCTTTCAGAGACCCCGCAATTCTCTTTCAGAGACCCCGAATATTCCCCGTAATACTTGATACAAGACCAGGCTTCTGCCGTATCATTGACTTCGGATCCGCAGGCCCATAGACCTTCAAACTATACTCCTTAATGGTTTTCGCATAGAGCCAATCGGCTGGATACGCAAACCCTTCTTTTAATGCTTTCTCATGAGTGGCTATAACTAGATTTGCAGCCCGTCGCCGAATTAAAAAAGCATGTGTTCCCCAGAACCGCTGAATACGACGAACCAATTCAAATTGAGGCTTCGCTCGATTTTTTGCGAATGGAAGACTCTCAACCCATTCATTCGCCCCCAAAAAGAGAATATCCCAGTCAGGGTCAATCTCTTCTACAGCCCCTACAAATGCCTCGAGTGTCTCCTTCTCACAGATAACCTCGGCATCATCTTCAAAAATTCCTATAACATCAGCTCGCATAAAAGTAAGAATATGAAGGTGGCTTGATAAACATCCGAGTTCTCCATCCTTTGTCTGTCCTTGATGCGGATGGCGGCGAGGCCAACCAAGTTTCGCAACTTCACTTCCCACAGATGCAGGCCACATAACAAGTGGACGACCTAACTTCTCTTCAAGAGAGCGCATAAGTTCAAGGCGTCCCTCTTCGGATTCAAGATGAATACAATAAAAAGGGATGTTGGGTAATAAACCTACCATCTTTTTTTATGTTAGTGTTTCTATTCTTAGGCAGGAACCCCTCCTCCCGCACCCATAGCCGCCGCTACCGCAGGGTTCATTTGGCCAGGAGGACGCGGAGCAACCGCACCTGTTGCCGTCAGAATCAATTGAGCCTCTCCCATTAGAATCCGCAGAATATTCCTGTGTACCTCAGTGAATCCATTCCATTGCCACGACTCTACAACATAGCGTGGATTCGTATCCTCACCTTCAATCCGCATGAGTGGTGTCTTAATACGAGTCTCCCACTCAGTCATCTGAGCTGGCGTGAACTTGCTCAGACGTTCCTCTGAAGCCGTCAGAATCCTCTCACGATATGTGCGGATATCCACCTCCTCTCCACGATTTCCACCATGTACGTCAAAACGCCAAGCCTCAGTAATAGCAGGTACCATACAGCCATAGCGCACACCAATCTTTGCCAACTCTCCATTGACATACTTCCTGAGAGTCCGCAACTGATTAAGCAAATCTGTGAACTGCTTCTTCTTTGCCTCAGGTGTCTCCTTTGCCACCTGGTAGACCTCTGCCATCCGTCGCAGCACCTCTGAGCAGACATTTGCGAGCAAGTCGAGTGGTCCTCGCAACTCTAGACTCTTCTCTCGCTTTGTCTCACGCTGCCACAGCTTCTTCTTCCACTCCTCCTCACTAATCAGTTTTAGAGTGTAATCAATACCAAGGTCTCCATTGTCTGGAACCTCGTCGAAGCGAGCAAACTGGCGCAGATGCTGATCCAGAAGCTCAGCAGTCAGACGATGAATCGCCTCCACCTCCTTCTTTCGACATACAGGATACATCTTCGTCACGAAGCCCCTGTCAATCGTATAGAAGTTCACGAGTCCACCGCAAGGTACATCTCCAGCCACACGTGGTGCCTCTCCACCATTCTGCTCGCGAAGCCACTGGTAATAGTGCGGATTGTGTACAACACCGAAGACAAGACGTCCAGTCGTCCAACTGAAGGGTGTCTGACATGAGATGCACCACATCTGGTCACAGTTTCGCAAAGTTGTGAAGTCCTTTGTTACAAATCTCTTATTGCCATCTAGTGACCAACCATAATAGGTTCCACGACCAACTGGCTTCACTTGAATACTTGTGCGAAGACCATCCTTATTCTGAGCAGAAGAGTAACACTTCTTACGAGCAACAAGGCATGGGATATCAGATAAGTGTTCTCCTGAAATATTTACGCAGAGTTGGTTGGAGTAATCCTTTGTTTCTGTTCCAGGGAATGTAATATTCTTCTTTTCAATTGTATTTACACTTACAACAAATCCAAGGGAACGAGCCAAGAATTCAATCTGCCGCGCAAGTGCATGATTCGCCTGCGGAATCTGAATCCTCTTTCCATCATTTCCAAGATAACCATCTGTATCAACAAGGCCCGCCAAGAGACGAAGGCGAGACTCGCGATCATTAATCATAAACTCTCGCGGGATGTGTTTATTCTTTAGAAGCGAGTAACTATCAAGTCTAGACTTAAGAGGGTTCTTTGAAGCAACCTTGCTTACTTCATAAGAAGGCTTTGAAGGAAGATCACAGAGAACACAATGAAGTTCAGCACACCCCTTACATTCTGCTGAACTAGAACCGTGCTGAATGGCAAGACGACCCTGTTCTGCTCCGCAACGACGAACTCGAAAACGATAGGCATTATCATGAACAACCTCACAATTATTCAGTTCACACCAATTAAGAAGATACTGAAGAATCTCGGGATCCTTCTGAGGACAGATAGCATATGAGATACCATCAATTATTCCATCTCCTAGATAGAGACCAACTAGATAAGGATCAATATCCACATCCTTCTTTGGCCACTGTACACCAGTTGACTTGAATCCCATGAGATTCTTTGTCGTCGACTCTGGTAGTTTCAGATAATCATCAATTGTCACTTCAATAACATCTGGCAGAGAAAGAGACTTCTTGAACTCGTTCATTAAGTCAAACGCCTTAGTTTCTTCGCCCTCGGCAAAACGAATTGTCTTACTTCGCATACTTAGCGTAGGAACATCAAACCAGCGCATCTTGTAAGTATCAGATGACTTATAGATGGTCAACTCGCCACTAAATTTAAGAGCCAGCTTGTGCTTGCTATTTACTGTGTAACTCATTCCGTTTGTTTGAGTAACCTGATAGAGTTCATCATCACCAGTACAGACTTCCTGAACAGTTCGAGGAAGACCATCGTCGCCGACGAGAGTATCTCCAATACAGATATCCTGAGACATTTTTTCAGTTCCATCCCAAAGAAGTACCGGGGTATCCTGGGCGAAACACCCATCAACTTTAGAGATGCCCATGCCACACTTGGGACACGGCTTCGTCTCCTTGCGAATCAGAGCAGCGGTTGCCTTTGTATCTTCATTACAAGTGTGCGCAACATCGCGCTCCTTGCCCTTGGGAACCAGACACTCATTACAG